TCGGGGATCAGATCGTCAAAAGCGCCCATCAGAGACGGCCGGGATCGATTCTGTTCTGCTTCAAGCGCTCAATGACCTTATCGCGCGGAGCGCCGTTCTTGATAGCAGCGCGAGCGTCATCCAGCATGGTGTCTGGAGAATCGGATTGGGCCTCCCGCTCCGGGTCTTTGGACAGCATCTGGTCATGAAGCTGCTTGATTTCATCATCGCTCGCACCAGAGTTGCGCATTTTGAGAACCTGCTTGAAATAGCCGCGCACCATCCGCATTTTTTGCTGCTGCGTTGCTGTGCTGTCTGACCAATGCGGCATATACAAATCCAGAAATTCTTTGCGCTCAGCATTGGACACAGACTTGCCAGACAGCGCGAAGTTGAGATCGATGATGGCGGCTTTCACGTTGCGAAAGCCCTGTCCCGCCTCGCCATACCCGCTCGCGAACTTGCTGCCACTCAGATCCCCAAAGAACTGCTTGATGGTGCCCTTTGAGGCCAGCATCTTCTCGCCTTCATCCAACCGCTCAAGACCCTGCTGGGCAATCACTGCCTGATTGCGCTCGCTAACAGTATTGCCTCCCGGCATCGCCTGCAGAGTGCCGTTCGGGTTCAGCTTTGAGTTTTTGCCAATCAGTGTTTTTTGATCGATGCCATACATATCGCGCAGCTTTTCCTGGCGCGCGGCCTCCATCTTGTGTTCGCGCGTGATGCCCATCGCCCGCTCTTCAGCGGTGGGCTCAAATTGGCGCTGGAACTCCATCTGCGCTTGCACCAGCAGCGGCCTGGATTTCTCGTATGGCATCGGACCGCCGAAGGCGGCATTTATCAGCCCCTGGTTCTCAGGCGCTTCCCATTGCTCGCGTGTCGGGGTAGTGCCCAATTTTTCCGCAAGATCGCCATAGGCGTTCAGTCTCGCTGTCTGGGCATTAGTAGTAGCTGCTGCGCCTTGCTGCTTGGCGCGGTCGCTCATTGCATCATAGTAACCGCTGCGTGCGCCCTTCTCCTCGATGGCGGCATTGTTCAGCCGCGTCTTCTGCGGGTCCTGCCAACCCTCGAACTGCTTGGCCATGAACAGCGGGCCATTTACGTGATCGTTGGGATCAACGCCATGCTCACGCAGAGCTTGATTCACGGCGTCATGGTTCGCTAAGTGTCCCCACAGCTCCTTGCGCTGCGGATCGTCTGGCTTCAAGCCGTTGATGTACTGCGTGATGCCGGCAACCTGGCTCAGCGCCCTGTCTTGCGTCTCGCTTGCCTGCTTCTCATCAGCCCTGTCCTGCTGGCGCTGCTGCAAGCCAAACTGCTTCTCGCGCAAGTCCTGCTGCTGAGCAAACTGGTCGTTTTGATCGCGCCTCTTGTTGAGCGCCATAAGCGCATTGGTGAATGGCTCCGTATTCCACTCAGGGACTGAGCCGTAATCGGGGAGCCTATCGTAGTAGTTGGTTGGCATCAGCTTGTTCGCCTGCCGCCGCCGCCTGGCACGAAGTTGGCGACAACACCCAAGCCCTTCCAAAGATTATTAATGCCGGTGTTTTCCGCATCAGACTGCGACTTGGCGTAGTTGATGTCGTTGCCAGCCTTCGTAGCGCCGTAGCCGTAGGCCATATTGCCCTTCTGTGTGTCGATGCCGCTCTGTGTAGTGGTTGCCTGCAGACCTTGCGCGCCAGCCTGACCAACTTGCTGTTCATATTGGCGATAGTTGTCCACGAGATTGTTGGTAAGCGACTGCGTGGCCGCACCGCTGTTGTTCATGCCGCGCGCCGTATAGGCTCTAGTGTTGGCCTTCTGAATGCGATCCATGAGCGCGTTCTGCATGGGATCGTTGAGGTAGCCACCCTGTGCCGTCCTCTGCGCATCCGTGCCATTGATGCCAAGCAAATCAAGATAACGATTGTTCGCGTTGGCGCCGCCGGTCGCAAACGAGTTAAGCCGATCAGCGGCCCCCGTCAGATCGGAGCGGCCGGTGTTGTAGCCTTGCTCCAGATCGGTATCCGACTGCTGCTTGCCCCTGGCAAGATCAGCCTTGGATTTGGCCCCGTTGAAGTTGCCAAAAATGCCGCCGAGGGTGTCGATGAAGCTTGCCATCAGCTTAACAGCGCGTTGAGCTTGGTGATGATTTCCACCAGCACCTTGTAGAATTCAGGCGTGATCTTCCCATCCTCGCCTATCACTTGAAAGCGATGGTCAGGCACAGCGATTTTGGTTGGCGTTGTCATCATGCCCTCAATGGGTCAGCGTCGATGGCGATTTGTTGCAAGCCGCGTGCAACACGCGCGGAGCACGTCAGGCGAAGGGTCATGCCGTTGTGGTTGAAGCGGCCCAGGCCACGGCGCTTAACGCGCACCTGGCGCTGCGCCGTAGCCCCCAGGCTGTGTCTCGTTTCAGCTCCAAAGTTGGTCCCGTCCTTGGAGTAGTCGATAATCAGCTCCGGGCTGTCGTCGGTGGCCACGCCACTGTTGATGCCAACGCCCGTGACCATATCCACCCAGAGGGCATTGACCTTGAAGGCTACTGGCCACATCGAGATTGGCGGCGTTTGTATCTGCCACACGATGGGATCGCCGGCCTCATCGTCCAGATCGCGGTCGCTGCGATAGATGATGGGCGAAGCGTAGTGGCCATACAGCGTTTCGTTGGCGAATTGGGCGGTGCAGTTAGACCGCCAGCGCGTCATCGCCTTGCTCTCGCGCCCGTGCCAATTTGAAGACTTGGTGTCATAGGCAAAGGAGAAAGTGGAGCCGACGATGATGTAGACCGGCCTGCCGTTCTCCGTGACCCCCATCGAGCGAATGGACGACTTGTCCGGCTCTTCCTGAATTGCCCTGTCCACTTCCGGCGTTGAAATGATGGTGGGCGAGTAGCCGTCCAGCGTGACAATGCCAAGATAGCTGCCCTCGTGATCGGTGGCGGCAAGCACGATGGTATCAGACACGCCTTGCCCGCGAATGATGGGCAGCTTGGCGACGGAGCCGGCGACGTAACAGCCGAAGTTGGCTGCCGTGGTAAAGGCAAACGGGAACGTCACGTCCCCATTTGGATCCCAAAACTCTGTCGTCTGCGTGCCGAAAATGATGATGGTGCGGCCTCTGCCAACGCCCATCACATTGCCATCCGCTCCCGCCTCTGCCTCTGCGAAGTCGAGCGGATCTACCGCGTCAGAGTTGGGCCCAGCGATAAACCAGCGACCATCAGGGATCAGGAAAATGAAGTAGCCCTGCACCTCAAACACACAAACGGGCGTCGGCAAGTCCGGGTCATTGAGTGGCCCAACGCTGCCAGCGCTGTAGATGTAGACCAGCCCGTCGCGGACAATCGCCACCTGCCGGTCAGGCGTCAGGCGGTTGGGCGCCATGGTGACAAACCCATCAGAGGGAATGCCGCCAACCTGCGTGTAGAGACCGGAAGACGTGATGGTGAATAGCAGCCTGCCCGAGATGGCCAAGAGCAAGCTATCCAGCGGCAGCATTGCCTCAATGCCGGAAGAGCCGGAAAGGGAGGTAAAGGACTCCATGCCGTTGATGCAGACGGCGCTATAGGCCGACTTGCCGCCTTGGCCAAGATCCTCCACGTAGGCATTGACGTGGCTGCATTGGCCAATTTGCCCAAACCGCCCCTTGTTCGATCCGCGACCGAATGAGATCGGAGTTGGTGTGCCCATCAGGCGCTAATCACGTTGGCTCTGCGCGAGGAAGTCTGCGATAGCGCCTCATCAAAGATGACGGGCGGAATGCGCATGAAGTTGGCCTGCAAGGCCATCCAGCCCGCCTGCGCCATCCTCGTGGTCATGGGGGGTATGCTGTCCACTCCCACCAACGGCGCCATGCGCATGGCCAGCAGCGCCGCCACGCCTTGCTCGAACTTGGCGGCAAACGGCAGCGCGACAAAGGTTACCGTGGTAGTACCGGCGATGGTGGTGACGGTATCCAGCATTATCTCCCTGCGCCTATCGTCAATGGAGAGAATGCGCGTGTTGGCGGGAATGCCGGTGCCGCTGACGTTCAGGCTGGGAGCCAATTTCAGGAGGTTCGCTATGTCGGCCGGATTGCTTGAGAGAGAGGCCAACAGCTCATCAGTCACGCTGGTCAGCAGGCTCGTGGTGCCGTCAAGCGTGCAAGTGCGCGTTTGATCTTGGGTCGACAGCCCTTCCGTAGCCCATCCGTCGATCATCTGGTTGAGCGCACGCAACGCCTTGCTCATTTCCGCATCGCTGACGCCATCATCGATAATATCGATGGCGCCCAGCAACCCAAAGGCGTCGGTGACAATCTCAGCGGCGGTGCTCATTGGTCCTCTTCTGTGACGACGGTGGGCGTGAGCAGCGATAGGGCGGGCGTGAACAGGGTGGTAGCGCGGGCAAGGTCGGTGCCGTCGTCAGCCACCAACCCCTGAGAAACAACATCTGATGTTGTTGTGAAAAGCAGCGTCGCGCGGTCAAGCGGCACTGCTTACGTCCACCTGCTCAGCGCGCTTGAGATGGTCGCCAAGATTGGCGGCATAAATCTTTTGGCCGATGTGGGCCATGGGCATGTTAACGTCGATCCAGACCTTGCCGCCAAGATCGCGCCAGCGCTGGCAGAAGGCATAGTCTTCCCCCAGCTTGCGCTTGGGATCGTCCTTAAAGCGATAGGGATCGAAGAACGATACCTGTTCGCCGCGCGGCCCGTTGGCCAAGCCGGCAATCGGGTCATTGCGATAGGCATCCGTCATCTTCTGCAAGCAGTTGCGCGAGATGCACATGAAGCCAGCCGAGACGCCAGCCACCTCACATAAACCATTCGAATGCATGTCGAGCTTGTTGTCGGCGCTGGCGTACTGGAGATTGTACGAGAATGGCTCTGTGCGGCGCGGGTACACCGCCGCCACCATATCGACGCCGTGCTTAACCAGGCGCGGGATGCTGCCGGGCTTCCATGCCACGTCGCTATCCACAAACATCAGGTGCGTGCCGTCCGTCTCAAGGAACTCGTGACACAGACGCGCGCGCGCATAGTAGATGTCAGCTGATCCCGCCACTTCCTGAAAGCTAACTCGCCATCCAGGCAGCTTCAGCATTTCCAGCGTGTCTTGAATGATGGCCTTCATGGTGGCCAAGTAGACGGTGCCGTCGTAGGTCGGAACGGCAATGGCAACATGCGGCTTTTTCATCGGATCACCGCCAATCGCCCTTGCTGATGCTCGATGGCCCTGTTGTTGGCAGAGCACCAGTCGAGAATTTTTCGCAGATACTCGGCATTATCAACATCATCGACGATGATGCGATCACAGCGTTGGCCAAACTTCTCAAAGAAGCGCATGCGTGTGCCGTAGTGCCTCGGGGGCCCGTCGCACAAGCCAAGCGCAAAGCGCTCAGGCAGATCGCAATCAGTCAGATCATACCAACAGTCTTGCATGCCCTCGATCAGCGCGATGTTGTTGACGCCGGCAGAGCGAGCCCAACGCTGCGTTAGGAACGAGTAAACGGGGTCATGCTCCATGGCATAGACGCGCCTGCCTGGAATGGCGGCGGCCATCATCACCGTCGTCAGGCCGCTACCGGCCTCGATGATGTCGCCAGCGCCCTTGCGCGCTGACAGGGTGCAGGCAGCCAGAACAAGAGAAGAGGCGGCAAAGCGGTTATCCACCGCCTCCACCGCCTCTTCAAAATCTTCCGGGTGCTCCTTGCCTTCACGAATGCGATTGGCCAGCCAGCTCAGCGTTGCGCCTTGCTGGCGCCGCTGGCAAGCCGCCAGGCTCCCCCACACCACCGTCTTAGCCGAGTGGCCCAAGCGTATCTCTGGATCGGCCCAGATCTGCCCGCCTGTCTGTCGCCACTTGTGGCAGAACACCAGATCGCCCGACATGCGCTTGCCATCGACAGTCGCGCGCTCGAACAGCAGCGGCATCGGCAAGCCAGGGTCTCTGCCTGTGAATTGCTGAGCGTCCTTGGCCAGCGTCTCCAGCACTGTGCGGCTTAACAGCATGAAACCCGTTGGTAAGCCGTCCATCTCGAGAAGGCCGCTCTGGTCAATCTCTGCGCCCGGAAGATTGCGGCACGGCATCTCCGTGCGGCGGCCGATGTCGCGATAGGGATAGACGGCGCCAACGAAGTCCACGTCATGACTGCACAGCCGCACCAGCCCATCGGGCAGCCATTGCACGTCAGCGTCTATGAAAACCATCTCCGTGGCGTCTGAAGCCAGGAACTCTGCCACCACGCTATTGCGCGCGTCATCGACGTGGCAATTGCCGGTCAGCAGCAAGTAGGCGGTCTGAATGCCGGCGTCCTCTAACGCCATGCGCGTTGCCTGAATAGCCTGCACATAGCAAGCGTCCGGCGTGTCGTAGGCGGTGGTGGCTATAAGCAGCTTCCGGCCGAACCCGGCCGGAAGCCCCTCGTCGTGGTACAGCTCAGCCATTAGTTGGCGGTGGCCGTGCTGACAATGCCCAGCGCTCTCAGGGCGACATAAAGACGATTAATCTTCGCCTTATTGAGCGAGGTTGTGGCGGTGCCGGTGACCACCGCCGTGATAAGCGGTCGGACGATGGGAGTGGCCAACCCATAAAAGCCGATCTTGGCTGTTGTGGTCTGACCGAGTACCGTTCCGACGTCGTTGCCATCATCGAGATACCTGATTGTCATGGTTGCGCTTCCTTCAGAGTAAACCGGGGGTTAGGTCTGGCTAACGCGGGTTGCCAGGCGCGGATCAATCAGGCGGCGGCCATAGAGGATGTCCGTTCTCCACTTGGAGATGTCGTTGATCCCGTCATAAATCGGAATGACGCGAATGGAAATACCCTCCGCAGTCTTCCGCGCACCTCCGACCGACCCCTGTGGCATTTCCATCGGCACGCACGCCAGCGCCATGGCGTTCTTGTGCGCAACGATGTTCTGCCGATAGGCGGCGGAAGCCGATCCGAGGGGAACGATGGCATTGCTGGCCAGCGTGCCCGTGGTGAGCGTGCAAGTCTGATACGGCCCCGAGAAGATGATGGGTGGGGCAATGGTCAGAGTCGTATCGCTCGACGTCGTGACGTTGGCTGTGACCGCCGTTGTCACCACGAACTGCTGGAGTATGCCAGTGTCCTGCTTGGTGATGGGGTTCACCATGTTCACGTCGGCAATCGTGAACACAGAGCCCGCCGTAATGGTCGCGGCGCTATCCCAGCCTGTCGTGACCAGCGATTGCGTCCATGTGTCCTTCACGTCGTCGTAGGTGTAGTCGTTGGTGCCGGTGGCCTTGACGATGGGAGTTGTGCTGTCCCAAGTGCCATTGGTGTGAGTCGGCGCCACCTGAGTCATGAAGGTGTCGATGTTGCCGATCATGCCCAGCTCGCCACGGCGCAGAGCTTCACGGGCCACGTCACTGACGTACAGCGCCGTGTTGGAGCCGACCATGCCCCAGAAGTCCGGCGGCGTGAGCACCGCAAAACGATCTTCCTGCGGCACCGCCATTTCATCGAGGCGCTGCGGTCCCACCGCGAAGTCGGCAAAGCTGTTCATGTAGGTGTTGGTAGAGGGGGTGCCGACCCAATTGTAGATGCCCAGGTACATTTGCTGCAGTACGTCCTTGGCCACGCTATTCACCAACCGATTCATGGCTGGGCGAATAACGCGCTCGGACAGGTCCTCCACTTTCAACGTCAGGTCGCTGGATGTGAACTGGAAGTCCACGCCAACTTGCTGGTTGATGGTCATGGTGACCTTGCCCTCGATCACGTCCTGTAAGTCCATCACGGCTCCAGTGCGGACCGTGAAGTCGGCGGGACGGCGGATCGAGATGGTGTCACCGATCTTGTAGCCGTTGACGCGATTGGTGAACTCGTCTTCCTGAGCGCGGTGCATGCGCTTCATCCATCCCAGCTGGTTCTTCAGGATGGCGAGCGCTTCCGACGCGATAACGTCGGCGGTTAAAGTTCTGTTGGCCATGACTTATGCTGTCCCCGTTGTGCTTACTTTCCCCCTTTGGCCCACGCCCGTTCGCGCGCCTTGATGTAGTCGCTGGCGTCGTCGCTTTTGGCTGCCAGCTCAATCAAAGACAGTGCTGCCGGTGGTGAGCCGCCGCCGAGCGTGGTGCCGGGCGCGGGAGCGTTGGTTGCGGTGCGTGGGCGGATGGTGTTGGCGTGCTTAAAGCGCGCCTCCAGCTGCAACATAATGCGATCAGCCTCACGCATGGATTGACGTGTGGCGGTCCCTCGCTGCCGCTGGTTGCCGCGAAAAGTCATCTCGTGCAGCTGTCTTGCAAGCTGCGGGTTCTTTACGAGATGCCTGACAATGCCGACCGCCTGGTCCGTGTCGGCCAGGAAGTCGGTCATGTCCTCAGAGATGGGAAAGTTGGGATCGTTGAGTACCGCAATCACTTCTGGATCAGCTGACGCCTCCAACTGCATGGCAACCGCGTTGGCGGCGGCGGCCTTGCTGTTGTTGTCGGCAATCTGAACCTGCTCTTGCAGCTCTTCCCTGCGCTCCTCGCGAAACGCCTCACGTGTTCTGAGACGTTCGCGATCATCGTATTCCAGGTTTTCCCGGTCGGCTGCGATGGGCTGTTCGAGACGGGCAAGACGTGCCGCGAGTTGGTCGCGCTCAGCACGGAAAGAATTGCGCTCTCGGATGACTTCTCTGATACGCAGCTGCGCTCGGGTAACCGGGGGAGCTTTCCCCTCTGCTTCCGCGCCCTTCTTTTCGGCTTCGGGCTGTTCCGGTGGTGTCTCTTCGCTGTCTTGCGGCGCAGCGGGTGCCGGATCAGGCTTAGCATCTGACGCGATAACGGGCTCGTCAGCGTCCCGAGTGGGCGCTTCTGCAGTCACAGATTGTCTCCTTGGGTTACTTACTGGCTTTGGCTAAGTGGTCCCCCCTCCAGAGGCGGGCCCTTGCCAGCGGTCGGAGGAGACGCAGCAGGGGGCTGCCCCGGAGGGGGAGGGTTGCCAGGGCTTGGATGCCCCGATTGCCAATCGTCCATCATCTGTTGATGGGCTTGCAGAACAATGTCGGCCGAGTCAGTGCCCATGCCGTGAATTGCCACGTCGGCTTGCGCGTCCTTGAGCCGCGCCGCCGCCTTCAAGTCCTCGATCTTGGCCGCCAGCTCCTCCAGCTTGGCCATGTTCATGGGATCGTCCATCGGACCCGGAGGCTTGGGAGCGTTCGGATCGTTAGGATCAGCCAGCGCACCAGGCGGCATCATGTTGCGCAAACGCTTGGCCAGCTCTTCCGCGCCCGGCCAATCGCTGTTCTTCACGATCAGGTCGAGGAACAACATTTGCGTCTGCGGCGGTAGCGACTTCGCCAGCTCCATCATGTGCGCCACCAGCTCAGAGCGCTTGGTCAGGAAGCTCTTGCCCACCGTCACCCGCACATCAAACATGCCAACTGATAAGTCGTTGATGTACTTGGGCTCGCCGTTCTCATCCATCACAGGCAGCTGCGTCTGTGGGTCAATCATCAGCTGATTGAGCTGCACTGGCTGCGTTTGGCCGCTGGTGTCCAGATGCAGCCGCATAACGCGCTGGTTGTCGTAAATCTTGGGGATCAGGTCGACCAGTATGCGCCCCGTGTGAACTAGCGAGTGATTGAGATTGTCGGAAAAGTGCGCGTTGGCCGTATCGCCTTCTGTCTGCCGCCTCTGAATGGCAATGCCAGACGTTTCATTGCTGCGCTGCCCCAGACTCGCCTCGTAAATGCCAGTCACGCGCTTCATCATCTCAGCAGCGCGGTCAGACTGGTTCAGCAGCGCGCCAGGTATCTCAGGCCCGCTCTCGCGCTTGGGCATGCCGCCCGTAGCAGAGGCTGCCGGGTCAACCTCGTAGAACAGGTATGGCTGGTTGGTGACGTTGATGCTGTTCCACTGTCCCGCAAACTTGCCGATCATGGTGGGCGTTACCAACCACGGCGTCTTCGGAGCCATGGCTATCGCCTCAGCAGCCGCCGTCTCAGCAAAGTTGAGGATCTGCTGCGGGTCCCTGGCAAAGCGCACCACGCCATAACGCATGATGCCTTCCTTGAGCGGTATCTCAGCGCCAATTACTGGCACCAAAGGTATCCAAGAGCCCGCCCAATCAATGGGACCCTCTAGCACCTCAATGCCGCTCAGCACGTACTTCTCGACCTTGTAGGTCTCGCACTGGCGGGTCTGCGTGATGTTGAGCTGACCCGCCTCCGCTTCACCCATCTCCGTGATGTCTACCGTCTTGCCGTCCGCCGTCAGCGCCAACGTCTTAGTGGTCGGCACCATGCGGAAGTACATGCAAACGGCAATCAGATCCTTCGAGGACCACACGAAGCCCGTAGGACCGCCAGAGGTAGGAGCGTCAGGAGCATCCATCCCTGTTTCGCTGGCATTCGGCCACTTCGCCATGAAAGTCTTGCGCGGCCAGTTCTCAACCACGCAGCCCCACTTGCCATCGGATTTGTCAGGCTTGGTGGCGCCAGGGTCGAAGTAGACCGATAACGGATTTTCAATCTTCTCAAGGACAATCTCCTGATTGAAAGAAGCGTCCGAGACATAGCGTGTCTTAATCTGCCACCAGCCTATGCCGCAGGAAGCCTGGCACTCGTTGCCCCACACGTAGACGGTCTTGGCTACCGACCTGTCCTCGATCTGCTTAATCAGCCCGTCAAACACCTTGGCCAGCTGCGGATCACTGTCGTCATCAACCGGCACCACCTTAATGGCAATGTCGGCCTCGCGCGTGGGGTTGGTTACCTGGCGAACAAACTGCGGTAGCTGATTGATCGTCAGCATCGGACGCGTCGTGTTGCGCAGGATCTTGGCCGCTTCCGGCCACTGGTCCCCCGACAAAAATTGCAGGTCTATCTGCGCTTCGCGACGGTTGTTGCGCTCGAACTCATAGCAATCCTGAATGCGCTCACGCGCTTCCTTTACAATGTCGTCCTGCTCTTGCTTGCTCAGCTTGCGTGAGGGTTTGGGGAACTTGAAGTCAACCAACTACTTCACCTTCTTGCGCCAATAATCATAGCGCTCCCAAGGCGGATATTTGTTCTTCATTTCAGGTTTCAAATCCTTGCGCTCCATTGCACTGAAAGCCCTTGCCTCTGCATCTATTAGCTGCGCTCTACCCTCAGGATGTCTGCCACGCTTGTCATCTAATGCATGCTGCAGCTCGTGAATGGCAGCATCATCCGTCGTCAATCCAAAGCCGATTTCGTTGTTCGGAAAACCAACTCCACGCGAAGGAGAATATCGCCCTCCCTCACCAGGGGTGTCGGCCTTGTAGCGATAGAGGCGAAGATTGTTCTTTAAATCAGGATAGGCAGCCTCAACCGAAGGATTGCTAAAGATGTCGAAGAACTTGCCGCCGGATTTGTCCGGTAGCGCCGCCTTCGCTTTAAAGTCCCTATCGTCGCCCTCATAAAGCCAATCCGAGCTGCCTGGTAGCTGAAACCAATTTGTCTCATCCAGAACTTTCTTGCGATCAGCGCCCGCCTTCTGCAAAGCCTGAGCGCGCGCAAGAGCATCAAGATCAGCGGTCTTGCTGTTCTTGTCCAAATACAGCGCTTCCGCAGAGGGATCGTCCATGACGCCTTCGCGGCGGGCGTAAAGGCTGTTTTGGTAGCTCACCCCATCCAGGCGCCAGCACCCAATACGGGCGGCGTCCAAGCCATCTGGCTGCTGTAGAACTCGTCAAAGTTGATCGCAAACGTCATGGCAGCAGCATCACCATAGTCGGGCGAGAATTTCAGACGGCGACGCATGTGGTCCTTGTCCTCGATGATAAGAGTGCCGTCCGAGCGAAAGCGGGTCATCTGCGCACTGCCCGTGTCCTTCGTTCCCCAAGCCGGCGCGCACAAATCGCTCTGTAGCTCATCGTTATCAGGCATCGCCACGTCAGCCTCGTTGAGAAACCACCGCATCATCGTGTCCCACATCTCGGCACGACGGTTGGCGTAGCGGTCGCGGTTACGAGCGCTGCCGCCGAACTCGATGCCAAGAACCAAATCATCCCCCAGCTGCTCCTTCAAACGATCGTAAACCGGCCCGCCAACGCCCGTGGCGTCCACTACGATCTTCTTGATGGGATTGCCTTGCTGCCGCATGTCCTTGACCATGCGAACAATGTCCCCCACCAGCGGCATCGCGTCCTTGCCATAGTCCAGCTTCTTGCAAACGTGACCGCCGAGCCTGCGTCCCTGCCGGTCAATCAAAGCAGACTTGTCGTCGCCACCACGAGCGACGTCCACACCAAGGATGATAGGTCCACTTCCTGTGGCCTTTGATCTTCTGGCCTTGAAGACAAGATCGCCACGGATGAAACTGTTGGTGCCAGCTGTCTGGAACGCCTCTTCCGCCGTCGCCGGGTACTCTTGCCGGAATTTCCAACAGATCTCATCAGCCTTGCCCCCAACCGATTGAGCCAACTCGATGTTCTTCAGCCAAGCCCAATAAGTCTGCCCCCGCGTCAGATCATGCAAATTGGCGTAGTCCGCAAACTCAACCGGCGGCCGCCAATCCGGTGCAGCATCCTCCCGGTTGTACTCCTCATGCCAAAACCAAGGGATGAAAATGGCCTCAAAATCACCGATGCCGCGTACGGCATCTTTCCACTTGCTGTGGAACAAGTTGTTAACCCCGTCGGCGGTGCTCTCCAAGTAAACCTCAGTCCCGGGCGCATCCGGGATGGCCTGAAGCACACCAGCAACATGCTCTTCAGCGTTCGGCCACCTGCTGACCTCGCTTCCGTGGAAAATCTGTACCGTGTGACCCCGCCCCGTCGCCTTGTTGCCGGCAGTAGACACCAGATAACCGCTGTCGAGGCGGGTGAAAATAAGCTGCTTGGCGTTGCTCGCCCCCGTAATCGGCTTCACAAAGTCCGGCACGTTGTCGTGAAACCTCTTCACCATGCCAAACAAATTAGTCGTCGTGTCGTCGTCCTGCGTCAGCACAAATGCCTGAAAACCCTTCCGAAAAGTCGTCTTGTGATACGTCCTGCCAGCAAGAAATGTGCTGATCCCTACCTGCCTGCTCTTGAGGATCACCAGCCGAACCTTGCCAGTCCGCGCAATCTGATCCTCCATCTTGTCATGTAACGCCCGCTGCGACCGATTGAACGCCAGCGGTACCGTCTCACCGTTCTTCTGCCGGATCTTGAGACACTTCTTGGCGTAGAAGCGATAATCGCGAGAGAACTCGTGAACCAAAGCGCTCTCAAGCTCCCCCTCAGTCGGAGGCTCCTCACGCTCCATCAGCGCCCGTAAATCATGCTTCAAGATGATCCACCTCGTCAAAATATGAGTGCAAAAATTCCCCCTTAGCCACCTGTTCACTTCTGCCTTGCAAGGTAATCCTGCACATCCTGCTCCATCAAAGGATGCTGCTCAGGGTCGTTCATGTAGTTCCAATCCGCCCTAGTAGGACTGAACGAGCCAGGATAGCGCCAAAGCCCCGTCTGCTTGGCCCTGGCATAAGCCTCGTCCGGCGGCAAAATCTTGTTGTCCCATACCGTCGGCAAAACCCGCGACCGACCACTCTCATCCCCAGCCGTCATGCCGTAAATCGTGGAAATGCTGCCGTCGTCATGAGGCACACCACCCTGCTGCAAGTTCCTGAGATGATGCTGGTAGAGAAAGTTCTGAGCCCGGTCCATCTACCCCACCAAGGCAGCCGAGATGGCAGATAATGCCTGTGCCGGTGTCGCATCCTGCCCTACCTCAACCTCACTCCTCCCTACCAACCCCGTGAACTTCAATACCAGAACTACCGTCCCATCCCGCTTCTTCCTCGGCATAACCCTGGGCAGAAGACAATGTGCCTCCCGCGCTAACGCCTCTAACTGCTGTGAAGTCACCACTTTTCCCTCCTGAAGCATGTTCATTTCTACTGGCCCGTGGACGTTTGTCAGAACATTCCAGATTTAGCTGAAATCTGAAACGAAATTCTAGAAATAGTCAGATTTGGGGGTGTAGTGGATTTGTGGAGGGGTCCCTCTCCCCCTCCCGGCCTCCCAAGCCGAGCCATCATACCCCCCGGTCGGGCTCTCCTAGCTGGTCCATGTGATATAGGCCACGTAGGCTATCACCAGCCACACGCCCAGGGCCGCGAAGGCCATGGCGTCAGGTGGGATCGTCCTCATCCCTGGCCATGCGCTGCAGCTCTTCTAGGCGCTGCTCGTGGGTCTTGCCCCCGGTACGGGCCTCGATGCTGGCAAGCTTGGGGTGGACGTAGGGCGCAAGGTCTCGAGCTGCGCGCTCCCGGATCTCGTAAGGCACTGATTTGTCTTTGAGAACCTGCAGCCAGAACGTCATGGGGTCAGAGCCATCTGGGCATAGAGCTTTGAGCGTTTGCTGGCGTAGCACCGTCTTCTTGTTGGGAGTGCCAGGCTTCCTGCCGCCAACGCGTCTGCCTTTAGGGACTGACATTTTGCTTCTTTGCTTGTTCCAAGCTCAAAAGCTGTCCTTTGGGTGCAGACTCTCCCCGAAACATCGCCTGCAAGCTTCCTATTTGGACTGTCAGAAGCCTTCTCATACGTCTAGCTAGTTGGCACTCTCTGCACATGCATGCGCGCGTAACGCGCGCTATATCGATCTTGTTATGTTTTTGATGCTGAGCGCATGTGTGAGCTGGTGTGTTGTGCTTCACGTGTCCTTCGGGTTGTGGGGTAGTCCTGCCGGGGGCCGGCGGTGATTAGGAGTAGTCGTCATTGCAGTATCGGTCATGTTGGCGTTTACGGTATGCGATCCACTCAACGATGCCGACGATTACGAGGGTTCCGACGACGACTGTTCCGAGCATAAGGAGGGCGGTATTGCTCATTTGCGTGTGAGCCTACGGGCGATATCGTCTAGGATTGCTATGGCGCGTGGGAAGCACCATAGGGCGAGGGCTATACGGGCGAGCCACACGACATAATAGTCGGTGTAGAGGTTCAAGGCTTGGCTGCCACTGGTTCAACCACGAAGCGGTAGACATCAGCGGCTAGTCGGACTGCGATCCCGCCGTCATTTGACGGTGCGATCATCTTAGCCGCCACCTCGATACATTGGAGTTTGAGCGCTCGCACTTCAGCGGCGTTCATCTCTGCATCATCCTTCCTTTGGAAGGGTTTGGGTTTTGCGTTTTCTCCGGCGGTAGATTGCGTTGCCTTGTGTGTCGTCTGCATGTTCGAACTCTTTAGCTACGCCTTGCGGGATACCCATTTTGGCCGCGAAGGCTGGATCATGGGCTGCGGCTCGCATTGTGCGCGCTTGTTTGGGCGATTTGCTTGGCATGTTCCAGATCGTACGCCTTAGCGTCCTCCTCGATGAGCCAAGCCAGATAGTTAGAGACGCTACGTCGACGGCGGATGCGCATGCGGTCAAGCATGGCTCGATCCGTGGGTGTCATGCGCACCATGACGGGGACGGTTTTGTTCTCGCGCTCTGTGTCGATGCTCATGGCTGCATATGTGATGCACAGAGCATGCTATTGCCAATCACGGTCTTGTGATTTGTATTGCGGATCGATTGCGCTTAGATAGCAATCACAGGCGGCGCGGTGCTGCCTGAGATGCAAGGGAGACTTCACATGCGCTCGATCATCATCACTGCCGTTACCGGCTTGTTTCTCTCGCCGCTACTTGTCACGCCTTCCAACGCCGCTGCGTCCGTTTGCAAGGGCCTCGATACGTCGGCTTGTGCGGCGAATGCTTCGTGCCGTTGGATGCCGGAACGTGTAGCCGGCACCACCATCACCAAGGCTGGCACACCAGCTAAGCGCTCAGCCAAAGCCCATTGCCGCAAGGGCACGCCTGCGAAGGCTTAACCCAGCGGCGCCAGTGGCGCGCAGTGCGATGCACCGCGCCACTGGCTCATTGTTTCACGTGAAACAATTGGAGTCTGCCATGTACACGCTTGCTTCTAGAGTCATCAGCCGCACGCCTTATCGCGTGGGCGGCCGCACCATCGGCATTATTATCCACACTCGCGATGATCGCCCGCCCAATCCTCTGCAATTCTTAGCCGGCCGGGACTGGTACATGGGCACAGATATGTCCGGCGCGATTTGTGGCGAAAGCAATGATCGGGCGCATGTGCAAAAGCGCCTACGCGAACGCGCAAAGCAGCTTTGATTGCAGCTTCCAATCCCTCTGCTTGCGGGGGGATTGTAAGGTGCAATCCGCACCGCTCAGTACCCAAAGGACAATCCCAATGGAACTCATGCAAGCATCCCGCCAGTGGTCCACCCGCCCGGATGACCAGCGTTTCCTGTCGCTGGACGCCATGCTCGGCCACTTCCGCACCATCAAGGCCGAGTCACGTCAGACGGTCATTCCTTCCCGCCGGTTGCTGGCCATGCCATGCGCCGACAACAAGGGCCTGGAAATGGTCGTAGACAGCCAGGGCCTCGAGGGGCTGCATCAGCCCACCCACTACGCGTTTGGCCAGCTAGCACAGCTTGCGGAGGCGCCGGCAGGCTATCTGCGATCCCTGCCGTCTCCCATCGCCGCTGACTGCATCAATTACGGCTTGCAGTACAAACGCGCCATCGAAGACGTTGGCGTGCTGGTGCAGCACAACGGTACCAAGACCGTGCGCGCTGCTACGGGCCCGCGTTATGGGCGGATCTGGAACTGCGACGTTGTTGACGCACTGGTGGACCGCTTTGGCGACGGCGTGACTGGTGCATTCAAGGTGCCCGGCGAGTTTGGGCGCGATGTTCCCGTGACCAAGGACAACACCACGCTATATGCCAGTGATCGCGATATGTTTGTTTTCCTGGCCGATGAAAAGAACCGGATCGAGATTCCCAACCGGCGCAACGGGCAGCCGGGTCAGCTAGCGCGCGGGTTCTTTGTCTGGAATTCCGAGGTTGGCGACAAGACCTTTGGCCTTGGTACGTTCCTCTTTGACTACGTCTGCATGAACCGCATCGTTTGGGGCGCCATGGACTACAAGGAAGTCCGCATTCGCCACACCGCCAGCGCTCCCGACAAGTTCTTGCAGGAAATGGCGCCAGCCATCACAGCCTACGCGAACAGCAGCGCAGGGAATGTGGTGCAGGCGATTGAGATGGCGCGCAGCAAGAGGGTGGACGATGAACTCGACGGTTTCCTGGCTCAACGCTTCGGTACTCGCATGGTCACGCCTCTTAAGGCAATTCACGAGGCAGAGGAGGGCCGCCCCATTGAATCGCTATGGGATGTTACCACCGCCGCAACTGCCTATGCCCGAGGCATTGAGCATCAGGATCAACGAGTTGCGATGGAAAGAGAGGCTGGCAAGCTGCTTAAGCTCGCTGCCTGAAGAAACTGAGGCACGGGCAGGCGACGCGACACAGGTTTGCGTGCGCTGTGGTGAGGTTGCTCCCTGTCCGTGCTCTCAGGGTTGGCGTTGAAACGAAAGAGAGGGGGCCACCGTGGGCACGGTCGGCCCCCTCAGTTTACTGGCGCCCGCGATTGGGAGGTGAGACCGTCAGAGATGCGAATGCCGGTCAGCTCGCGAACTTCCAGCCCCCCAGCCGCCCCGTTGAGGACAAAGCGGCGAAGCTCTTGAAAGGACACACAAATGGATTGGCTACTGCTGGTCATTGTCATCAGGGGACACGTGGGCCCCCACATTGAGACGCTGACCGTTGAGAGATTCCCTACTGAGCAAGCCTGCACAGCAGCGGCAAACAAGGTGCGGGAACGCTTTACCGCAACCGTTTGCTATCCCGTTGCCAAGCTCAGTTGAGCTTGAAGCCAACTGCAGCCCGCACCGTCGTTTGCTGGTCCTTGCTGGTATAGAGGCAGGCTACACCGCAGCTGGTGCTGTCATTGTCGGGGAAGATGTAGTGGATTGCTTCAAGGCGCACAAACAACGCCTTGGTGAGCTCTGCCTCTGCACCTGCGCCGAAGGCACCGCCGATCATGAAGTTCTTGTCGGTCGTGCCCAGCACCGTCAACTTGTTCTCGGTGAACGCTGGCCCGCCCGTGACGTACAGGAAGGCTGGCCCAATGGCCACACCCGCGCGGCCGCGCACGCTGGCCAGATAGTGGGTCGTTCCGACCACGATGGCGCCAGGACTGGCCTTAACGTCGGTCAGCATGTAGTCGCCCTCAATGCCCACCAAGAACGGGGACATGGGAAAGCGGACATTCATGCCGGCGAAGCCACCACCAAGCCAGGCAGTGTCCGAGAACTTGAAGGCGTCAGCTTCAAGCTGAGCCACGTTCATGCCGCCGGCCAGGCCCACGTAGAACGCTGTGCGATTGTGGACGGCAGGAGGGGCCTGTAGGTCTGCAGTTGACGGGAGGGATGGAAAGACCGGATCTGCGGCTTGCGCCACTCCGACCACCACCACCAGAGCAAGAAAGATAAGGCACGCGGCTACAGCCGCGCGAAACGTAGCACGCATGGGTTGTGTCTCCTATAAACGCACGTGAACTAGGAAGGCGCCGACGATGGCGCAGCTGACAAGGATGGATGCCCGAAGCACCTTGTCGGGTACGGTCTTGCCCTCAACTAGATCAGTTAGCCACCGCCCACCCCAGCTGCCGCTTTGAGCGCGGTGCGGGGATCGCCGGTAATGGCCAGCATCAACAGGAATATCGCCACCGGCAACGCCAACGCCAAAGGCAGCTTGAGCCATCCGTGATTGCCTGGTGGCGGCTGGTTTATTTGGGCGTGAATAGCTTGGACGTGCCAGAGCAGGGTTTGGTGCCGATACTCGGCCGCTATCGCCAGCCGTTCCAGCTGTGCTGACATGGCGTCGAGTCGTTGTTGCATGGTTCACATGCTGTTCCCCTAAACGACTGCGCCCGCGTTTCCCTGGTTAGGGGCGCGGGCGCAAGTCTCAATGCTGACATAATCAGAACACCATCAGGGCCCTGACGTCAAGATCCGGGCAACACCGTGGTGTGGCGCAAAGGCTTCACATTTCGATCAAAGAACTTCCGAGCCTCCTCAGTGCGATGCTTCTCGGCATTGTTTTCCAATGCCTCGAGCAAGCCCTTCTCGCGAATGTAGGCAGCACCGCATGCGTCGCATGTCGGATCGTGCAATAGGTGCAACGTACAGTGCGGCATGTCCTGAAGCCTAGGGAACGGCATAGCTGTATCGCTCGTAAATTGAAGCCAGCAGCGCACTGATACGCCCCACAGCAAACGCGCGCGTTGTCTTGTTGGTCTGATACCCCGATGTCATGCGG